GCCGGATCAACGGCGAGGACATTTTGAGCGAGTTCATCGACGCCGGAATCATCACGCGGCCGCTCGAGGGCTCGCCGTTCCTGTTCAAGTACAAGATAGGGGCTCTGCAACGCCTCTATGGCGACTACCTCGGCGTCCCCTTGCATTCTCGCTGGCGGCTCGATATCAACGACGACATGCCCAACGATTATCATTACGGCGATCCGATCACGGCGTGGAAGGGACGCGACAAATGAAATCAGCTTGTGCGATCGTTTTGATGGCGCTGGCCGTAACGCCGGCCGAGGCGCACTGCTTCAAGATCTGGCATTATCACACGCCGCAAACGTGCACCCAAGGACGAATCGCGTACAAAGTGTGGCATGTGTCAGCTTTGCCCCAGCGTGTGTCAGCGTCTGTCAACGTTGCTCCGGAACAAAAAGTGATTGTCCCGACGCTCGAAGTTATCGATTGGGGCGAGCCGGGCGATGAGCGATTCAAGGGCATTGTGCTTTTGCGCGCGTTAGGCGATGGTCTGCGGTGATTTCGACTAGGAGTCGTCTCATGGCCCAGCCTCCGCACAAAGCTCCCCCGCCGCCCCCGCCTTTGCGCACGCGCGCCGACGACCATCCGCCGCCCGCGGTTCGCGGCGGTCATGTCGAGCCGCGCGTCGATCCGCAACACCATCCCGAAGAGCATCTGCCAATCATCGGCGTCAAAGGTCTGCCGATCGAGGACGGCTCGCGCGATCCCGACACCATCGCGGAGATTCAGCGCCGAGAGTCGGCCGAGATGGAGAAGATGGGCGTGGAAGCCTGGAAGGAAGCGCGCGACGGCCGCGCGCCGGAAGACCGCCCCGGCGGCCGACCAGTCCCTGGCCTTCATGCCGAGCGCGAGGAAGACAAGCAGAAGCAGCTCGAGGGCCAGCGGCGTCATGAGTAACGCCTACGGCTCGGGATCTCCCGGCGGCGGCATGCCGGACTGGATGGCGGCGTTGGGGGCGCCGTTCCAGGGGGCGTTCCAGAACATCTATAACTACATCAATCCGGCGGGTCAGGCTTCGCAGGCCGCGCCGAACGCGCAAGGAACGCCGACCACTCCGCTTGGCCAAGCCGGTGCTGCGGCGGCCTCGCAGCCTTCGGTGACCGGCAACAGCCTGACAGCTCGTCCCGCCACGCCGGCGATGATGGCCTCGATGGTCGCGCGCGGCCCGGGCGGCGGCGGCGCGGGCGCCAGCGGAAGATGGGATCCCGGCATCAACGCTGCTCTGCATCCTGCGGCGGCGCCTATCGTGCCACCAGCGGTCGCGGCCTACGCCGGTGGCGGTATCGGCAGCGGCTATCCGACGCCTACCAGCCCACTACCAGCGCCAATTACTCCTTACGATCGACGCGCGCCGACTGGAACGCCTTCTGCCACGCCAAGACCCGATCCTCACGCGCGCCAGAAAGCCCAGGTCGCCGCGGCCGCGCCGCAAGTGCCCTGGATCACCACCGCCAACGATCGACAGAATCTGCCCGCTGGCAACGGCCCGCTCGGCCGCAACGCTCAACGGACGATGGGCATGCTCGACCTGTCGAAATTATTTAGCAGAACGGGTTGACATAGTTTTATCGAGTGTCTATTTCGTTGCTTAGCGAGTTCGTGAAAGCCGAACAAGCAAAAGCAACGAGGACACAACGATGAAACCGGACACGATGGCCGCTTGCGAAGCGGTCAAACAAGCGCTCGAAACCGCGAAAGCCCTCCTGCAGGCCGAAGTGCAGGACTCCATCGCCAAAGACGATCCCGCCGACCTAGTCCGCGCTTACGCCGATCTGCGCGAGGAAGGCGAGGCGTTCCGCGCTTCGGTCGCGGACATCTCCAAGCTGGAGCAGGATCTTTCCTACACCAAAATCCCAGAGATCTTCGACGCGCATGGAATCCAGAATGTCCGCGTCGTCGGCTACGGCTTGGTCAGTCTGACCCGCAAGTGGAATTGCTCGATGGTCGATAAGCAGAAGGGCTTCGACTATCTGCGCGAGCACGGCCAGGGCGGCATGATCATCGAAACCGTGCCGGCGCCGACATTGGGCGCGTGGGCGCGCAAAGAGGTCGAGGAAACCGGCCGCGAGCTTCCGGACGATGTCTTCACCACGTCGGTCGTCCGCTCAGTATCGCTGCGACGCTCGCGATGAAACCCCGCTACACCTTGAAAGAAGGCAAACCCGTCATGGCCACTGACATCATTCCGGCGAGCAAGTCCGCTCTGCCGGCCCACCTCCAAGGAAAGCCGAAAAACGTGAACTGGGGCGACATCGATCCCAGGCAGCGGATGCTGCCGCGCATCAAGCTTCTGCAGGCGACCTCGCCCGAGTGCGCCGACTATCCCGGGCAGGCCAAGGCCGGCGAGTTCTGGCACACCACGCTCACCGAGAGCTTGGGGCCCGAGATCCTGGCGGTGCCGATCATGCGCCGCCAGACCTATAACCTCTGGGCGCCGCGCGTCCCCGGCGAAGATCGCGGCATCCTTGCCCGCGCGCGGGACTTCATCCACTGGGATCCGCCCGACGGCGTGTTCCAGGTTCGCTTCCCGATGAACCCGAAGACCTACACCTGGAAAACAGCGCGCACGGTGCGCGAGTCTGGCCTGGCGGAGTTCGGCACCAGCCGCGACGACGATCCGAAATCGCCGCCGGCCGCAACGCTGACCTTCGAAGTTCTCTGGTTCCTGCCGGATTACAACACGCTCGCGCTGAGCCTCAACACTCGCTCCGGCGTGAAAGAGGCGCGCAAGCTGTTCGCCATGGTCGACGCCAAGCCGACCAATCCGTTCTTCCAGCGCTACAAAATCTGCTCGGTGCGCAACCAGGGCCCGACCGGCGAGGTCTACTACGGCTACAAATACCGTGGCGACGGCTACACCGACGAGGCGCTCAGCGCGATCACCGAGCCGATGTTTGCGGCCTGGAAGGACGTCGCGTTCGCGAGCGCCGACGAAGAGGAGGAAGTCGACGCCAGCGAGACGCACCGCGCGCCACGCCGCTACGAGGCTTCGTCCGACCGTGGCGCAACGCCGATGATGCAGAAGGATAGCGCTGTCATAGACGACGACATTCCATTTTGAGGGGCGGCAAATGTATACGAATCATAAGCTATACGTAATAGTCGATATCGATAAGCTATCGACCGACTTAAAAGAAGTGAAAAAGATAATCATGGTCGCTTTGGAAAGACCAATACTATTCGAAGACGAGCGGCCCATCTTTGATAGCCAAGGAAAGGAAGTCGGATACATTGGGACAGAACTACGCAATCGCGAGGAAACGGATGCGGAAAGAAATTATCGCGCCGAGAGCGCGCGTTGTTCTGTCTTAAGAGCCGAAAACAAAGGTCTGCGCGAGGCCGTCAAGGAAGCCTCTATTCCCGCCGACGAGCGTCTTGCGGCTATGCAGGAACGTATCGACAAAGCTGAGGCGCTCGCGCGCCAGACAGCGGAAATTCTGCGCCAATGAGCCTCGAGCCCCCGGAGCAACCGACTATCTCTCGGCTGCGCAAGCTGATCGCCCTGGCTGAGGACCGTCGGGGGGATTCCAAGATCCGCAAGGTCGCGCAGGCCAAGCTTGCGCTCTACGCCCGATTTTACCCTGGCCTCATCCGCGAGAAGAAGCCCCATGATACTGCCCGCAAAGATCGACTTTGAGCGCTTCCTTATCCTCGTCGCTTTTGAACCGCTGATCGCCTTCCAGCGGCTTGAATTCGGCTGGGCGGTTGCAAACCCGAGCGAGGCTTATTACGCGCCGGCGACTCATCCTGGCGGCGGCAATTTAACCAACGACTTTGTCGAGCATCTCGGCCGCTCCTTCCTTACGCGGATGGGGAAGCCCGCGCTGCGTACGCTCCGGCCGACGGCGAAGCCGATCATGACCACAGCGCTTATTCGCCACATAGAGGCCAGTTTCGGCCACGTTGATCCGCAAGCAGGGTTCGCCAAGGTCGCCGGCGATCATCCCGCCATGATCGAATTCGCAACCCAAGTCGTTATCCAGGCGATGGATGAGCACGGGCGGCCCGATCTGCAGGCGGCGATGAGCACGCTCAAGCTCGAGTTGATGAGCGACGCGCTCGACCTGGTGATCCAGCATGCTGAGTCCGCGCGCGAGCTCTGCGGGGTAAACACTCCACCGGCGATGCAAATCCGGATGCACCTCATGCAATCGGTCCAGGCGATGAAGACCGCCCTCGAAATGCTGCTGAAGCCATGAACGTCCCCTGCGAAGTCGAAGAGGTTGAACTCGAGAACGACGAGGGACGCACGGTCGATGGCGTTGAGGTCGTCTGTAGCCGTTGCGGGCATATCACCGAAAGCTTCGGAACCGGCGAGGCTTCGATCCGGCGATGCCTCGCTCTTCTGCGCGAGGAATGTCCCAAGAAAGAGCGCAACTTCTACGAGGAAGCATGAAGGACATTAAATTCGAAAAAGGGATTCCGATTCCGCGCGCGAGGAATCAAGCCCCAACTCAATTCGAGCACATGGAGGTGGGGGACAGCTTTGTCGGCGGCGCCAATGAAGCCGCCGCCCTGCAGCGCCACTGCGAGCGCGAGGGCTGGAGGTACTGCCGCCGAATGCTTGAAGGCGAGCCTCGTATGTGGCGGCTCTGGAGGATTGAGTGAAAAAGAAAACGAAAGAAATGGACGAATTCATCGGGGCGCTCGAAACAATCCTGGAGATCCTTCCCGACGCCGCGACGGTGCGACGCTACGCCGGAGACGAGCTCGATGACGCTCCGATGACGCCGGAAGAATTCATCGACTTCACGCGCGAGCTGCTCGATGCAAGCAAGCGAGTCCGAAAGAAATACGAATGAACCTCGAGTCTCGCTACAAAGCAGAGCTCGTCAGCGACTGCAAGGAGCTCGGCGCTTACGCGCGGCGGCACGAGGATAAGTACGCGCTTGGGCTCTTGGATATGTCGATCAAGTTTCCCGATCATCCGCACCTCCTGGCCGAGGGCAAGCTCGCTCACTATCAAAAGTTCGCTCCGACGCTGCGGCAGTGGGTTGAGGGCAATAACTACCAGGCTGCAGGCGGCCTCTGCTGCCTCATCGGATGGGATCCGAAGACCAAGCTCATGTTCATCCACGAATGGGCCAGGGAGGCGTCCAAGGGCGGCTCCTGGCCTCCTGGCGGCGGGGAGCCGTGCGCTCAAACTCTGAAGGATTGGCTCGAATGGCGACTGACAAAACAGCAACCCACGGAAACTTTAACGAAGTCGCCGCTCTAGCGCAGACGCTCAAGCACAGCATCAAAAGTGAGCGCGCCGCCAGTCTCGACACGGCGAGCGCGGAAGCGATTAGCCAGATTCTGACCCGCATCGCCCGCATCATTTACGGCGACGAGAATCACGCCAAGCACTGGCGTGACATCCAGGGCTTCTGCCAAGCCAAGCTCGACGCTGCGCCGCCGACTACCGAGATCGAAAGCGACATTAAAAAACTAGTTCGCTCGCTTCCGACCGTTCGGATGGAGAAGGCTAATGGAACTCCCTGAAGTCTTGGAACAGGTCGAAATCGCGTTCGACGCCCTGGCTGTGCTGCGCAGCAATCTACCGGAGGTATTGTCAGACAGCGCCGCGCTCGCGCTGGGGCAGGCGTTCGGGGCAATCGCAGTGGCGAGGCTTCTGATCGAGCGCGAGATGACGAAGAGGCCGCACTGATGCAACTCGATCCGGTCCAGGTCGAAGCGCTGAAGTTCGCCAAAGGCAAGCGCGGCGTCGGTTACTTCATGGAGATGGGCTTGGGAAAAACCCTGACCGCGCTCGAGGAGTTCCGCCGGACGGTCGAGGCGCGGATCGCCACTCGCATGATCGTCGTGGCGCCAAATTCTTTTAAGGCCGGGTGGGCCGACGAGGTCGAGAAGCATGGCCTCAACTTCGACGTCCACGTCTTCGTCTCCGGCGCGAAGGCAAACGAGAAGTGGCTGTCGATCGTCAAATACGAGAAGCCGCCGATCCTGGTCATCAATTACGAGGCGATCCGCGCGCCGGCGGTTCTCCTGCGCCTCATGGCCTGGATGCGGATCAAGCCGACGACGGTCGTGTTCGATGAGTCGATCCAGATCAAGACGCACGACAGCCAGCAAACCAAGGCGGCGCTCGCGCTCGCCCACGAAGCCACGATAGTGCGCTGCCTGACTGGCTTGCCGCAAACGCAGGGGCCGCACGACCTCTACCCGCAGCTGCAGTCGATCGGCCTGTTCCGCGGCATGAAATTCTGGGCGTTCCGCAACACGTTTTGCCAGATGGGCGGCTGGCAGAACAAGCAAGTCGTCGGGGTTAAGAACGCCGAGGATTTGGCCGCGGCGATGGCGCCGTCGGTGTTCCAGGCCAAAAAATCCGACTGGCTTCCGGATCTGCCGCGCAAGGACTATTCGATCCGGACCTACGAGATGTCCGGCGAGCAACGGTTTCAGTATCAGCAGATGCACGACGAATTCGTGCTCGAGCTCTCGACCGGAACCGTCGCGGTCGACATCGCAGTGACGAAATACGAAAAACTCGCCCAGATTCAGTGCGGATTCATCATCGATGAAGGCCAGGTGGTGCGCGAGCTCGTCCAGCCGACGCAGAATCCGCGGCTAATCGTCCTGTGGGAGCTTCTCGAACAGGTCACTGGCAAGGCGATCGTGATCTATCGCCACCGGGCGGTGTTCGACCTCCTCTATCTCTTCGGCAACCTGGATGAGCCGGCCTACATCAAGGGCGGCATGAAGCCCGAGGAGATCGCGGAGCAGAAGGAGCGCTTCAACACCGATCCGGACTGTCGGGTTCTTCTCGGCCAGGCCGAAGCGACCAAGTACGGCCATACCTTGCTCGGCGGCGAGGACGATCGCGACCATTGCTCGACCATGATTTTCTTCGAGAACAGCTACTCGCTCGACACTCGGACCCAGGTCGAGGACCGGATCCACCGGCGCGGGCAGCGCGGCGAGAACGTGCTTTACATCGACCTGGCCGGCACCGAGCTCGACCGGCGTGTGGTCCGCGCGCTGCAGAAGAAGGAAGATCTCTATGACGCGGTGTTTTCTAAGCTGAAGGCAGTCGCACCTGCTTGACATGCGTTCTGACACATATTACATTGATGTTCGTCGGACAAGAAAGGGAAAGGACATGGCCGATGGTAGCAAGATAAGTGTGCAACTTATGGTCGACCGCGATCTTCATGCTTGGCTGGTACAGGAAGCCAAGCAGCGTCGAAGCTCGCTGGCCTACGTGATTAGAATGCTAATCGTTGACGCCATGAAGGCGTCAGGAGGAGAACGTTATGGTAAAGACAGTAGTGAATCTCAAAGACTTCATGCCTCCTTTGCCGGAGACGATAAGCGCTAGGGGGTCTTTGACTCTCGGCATTATCGTTCGTCAGGCGTGTTGCGAGCTTTGGAATAATAAGCAGCAACCGTTCTATAACGCCGCAGTGAGCGTCGACGTTTCGACTTCGCCTAGCGGTGCGGTTTGGTACGACAAATCGACGGTTGTCGATCAGATCATCGAGCACGTTCAAAGCAGCGACAGCCATCACGGGATCGAGCTTCCCGTGGCGCTTGTCTATGCGCGGTTCGCTGACTGGGCTCGCGCCAACAACATCAGCCGGCGGGCGCTCAAGCTCCAGGCCAAGGCTCGGATGATCGAAGCCGCAAAGGCAGCGGAGTAAAACATGAAAACCTATCGCGTAACGCTGAGCTGCACGGCTCGCTTGAGCACCGCCGTCGAAATCGAAGCCGAGAACGAGGACGACGCCCGCGAGGAGGCGGAGACTGAGGCGCTAAACCTTGGCGCGGATGAGTGGGAAATCGAATCCTTGGATTCCGATGATCCCGACGTTGATAAAGTTGAAGAACTCACCGACTCCGAGGAGGAAGAGGAAGTCGAAGCCACGGAATAAAAAAGAGGGGCTGGGTTACAGGCCCAGCCCCGTCTTTAGGAGAACGTTATGGTAGAGATCTACGATGTAGACGAAAACGCGCCTTGGCGCAATGACCCGCTCGCCAAAAGAGCGGTCATGGCGGCGCGAGAATGGAACGTCCACCGTCGCAAAGGAAAGGAAGCGCTAAAGCCTCAACAGAAGGCCGTGGTCGATTACGGCATGGTTTTGCTGGAAGTGCGAAAACTACACAAATCTAACAAGAAATACAATGAAGAGGTGCTCGCGCGGAGGTTAGATATCCGTCCGTTTGATGATTTTCGTCAACGTAGCGCCGCACTAGCTATCGCGAAAGCTGTTATCCCCTTGGGGGATAACGATCGTGAGCATGGATTTGATGATTGTGACTCCGGAACCGCAAAGCACATGGAAGCATGGGCAAAGCGGACTGGCCTTATCCCGCGCAAGCAACGCAATCCGGAAGCTACGCCTAAAGCACGAGAACAAATTCGCGTCGCCGTCGAAAATGGGCAACCCGTTAAACGCGACGATGTCTCTCAGAACACTGGCCTCTCCGACGGCGCCGTTGGGCGAGCTCACGCTATGGAGCAAGCGCGCCTCGAAGGCGTGATCGAAGGCGAGGCCGTTGCGCTCAACGAACAGGGAAAATTCACCAAGGCGCAAGCCAAGCACGTCGAGGCGCTGATCAAGAAGCTTTCACGCGATTTAAAAGCGCAATTCAACGACGCTATCGAAAAGCAAGTGGCCAAGCTCGTGGCGGCGCGAAAGATCGCGCTCGAAGCCGCGCGCGAAGCCTGCCTGAAGCAGCGCAACGACGCGTTTCGGGATCAGCAGCATTGGAAGCAACTGATCAATGGGCACAAGCCGCCGTTCAGCCTCGAGGAGTTCCGAGCGATCGTGATGGCGCTCCACCCCGACAATTCGGCCAGCGAGGAAACGCGCGCCCGGGCGATGCAGAGCGTCAACGACAAAAAGCTTCAGCTGACCGGCAAGCCATGATGGGTTGGACGATCCAACTCATTAGGGTCTTGCAATCCGCCTCGATAGCGCCTAGATAGCTACTCGAAAGGACAACGCAATGCTATTCGGAATCGGACTGATTGTCGTCGTGGCCCTGCTTGGCGCCAGAAGCGAGTGGCGCAAGGCGCACAGGTATCAAAGGCCGCTGCAACAAGACATCCCAGAGGAAGGCCTGGGCGTCATCGGAACGGCGGTTTTCCTCGACCTAATCCTCAAGGACTCCCGGAAAGACTGTGGAGGAGGGAAACAGTCTTGATCCTGTCTATGGCCGGCTTGATCGCGCCTCTGTAAATCGAACCCAAGTCGCCGGCGGCGCTGCGCGCGAGCGCCCCGCCGAATTGGCCGTAATTCTCTGGATTGACGGCTGTTTTTACATAACTGCTGACCAGGGGATAAGCGGCGTCGATCGAGTGCTGAATGTCGGCCTTCTTCATTGCGGAACCGGCCCAATCGAGGCCCGTCTTTCCCATCTGATAGGCCGTGTAGGCCGCGGGTAAACTGCCGGAAAGCGCGTGCGTGGCATAACCCAAAGCGCCGCTTGCCGCTTGCTTTGCCAATTGCGGAATGACGCCCGAAGGGCTAGCCGCGTTGACAATGCCTTGATAGGCGTCCTTGGCCGCCCCCGTAGCGGAAGAAGCATACTGCTTCGCTAAGGCCGCGGCGCCTGTGCCGGCGTCGCTCAGCTTTTGAAGGTTGGTTATGCTAGCCATGTCGCGGAGGCTTTTCGTATACGCCGCCATATCGCCTCGATTAAGAGCGCTCTGGGCCGCTCTCGTGGCCGCTTCGAGGAGGTCTTCCGGGTTTTTGTCAGTAGCTGATTTCACCCAGCCAGAGAAATATTTTCCCGCCCCAGCGCCGGCATAGGAAAGGCCAGCCTCCTCTGCAGCCTGCTTGGCGATATCGAAGGGGCTGAAATCGCCCGCCATTATCTCCCGGCCGGCGCCCGATATCGCTCCCACGACGGCGGGATTGCGGCCAGCATAAGGAATGAGGCGAGCGACTTGGGCATACTGACCCGCCGTCTTGGCGGCAAGAGCCTCCGGGAGGCCCATATTCTGTTCTGCTTGGACGGTTTTCGCATGCTGGGTGGCGAAGTCGGTTCCGCTAGCCGTCGCCAAGACTCGATCTAACGTATTAGGAATGAACGCCTCATTCCCTCCGACACGCAGATAATCCGACCAGCTGCTCCCCGAGGGCGGGGTCTGGGTCGTTGTCTGGGTCGTCTTAGGCGTTGTCTGGCCGCCCGAAGTCGATACGGGACTCCCGGAGCTATAATCATAGGGGAGATCGAGCTTTTGTGGAGCGGGCTGGGACGGGGTCTGAGTCACAACCGGGGCCGCGGCCGGCGCTTGCCCCGTCGGTACAGCTTTCCCGGTGCTATAATCATAGGGAAGATTCAGCTTAATGGAGGGGGCATCGTCAGCCATCAGAATTCAACCCGGTATCCCTGTCGACGCAGCTGATCGCGAATGTGGAAAGCGTTTTGTGGCTGCTTCCGCACCTGATCTTCCCAGTATTTAGCGTCAGCTGCCGGCAACGGTTTATTCACTTCCTTCTCCCAGTCCAACGGCGTTGAGCCGTCATCCAGGTGCATAGTCCCGCCGTGCAAATACGCCGGATCAAAGAACGACCTCACTCTTTCGGGGGCGTTTTCAATATCTCCGCGGTCGCCGTAAAGCTTGGCCTGCGCCTCGTCCACGTAGCTAAGCAGAGGATCGATGGCCTGCGCCTTAAAGTCATCCATGTTGCCGAAGTAGCCAACCCTGTTCGTCTGGCCAAAGCCGGAACGCACCGCGGTGACTTCCTGAGTTGAAGGCCGCATCCCGTGTCCAAGTATGCTCTCGATAGCGCCCCTATATTCCTTGCCGTTGATCTCCTTAAGTTCCGAGAGCACTTGCATTGCGCCTGGATCGGTCAATCCTTGAGTAATGGCGTACCTCTTCCAGTCGTCGCCATTGTATTCAAGAGCGGCCTGAAACGCGGTCTTTTCAATGGAGTCTCCAGGCAGTGATATGATCCTCTTCAAATCGGCGTTGTTTGTCAGGTCGCTAAGCTTCTGACGTAACGTATTTGTCGAGGCTAGCTGGCCCGCGGCTGTCGAAGCGGTGTCAACTTGATTGGCCTTGATCGCTCTTTGCGTCGATGACCACTGATCGTAAGCGGCTACGTTGACGCCATCCGGCCCGACCCAAGGCGCAGCCTTGCCGCCGTGCGAAGCGCGATAAGAGCCAGCGTCTTGAATCGCCTTCTGGGCAAAGTCGGGGCCAACGGCTGCAATCAAAGACGGCGTCAGCAGATTGACCTCGCTGTCGTTGGCGCCGCTAGCCTTGAGCTTTCCTTGCAAATTGGTGACTTGCTGCAGGCTCTTAACGGGCTGAGTCTGCTGATTGTAATCCATAACGATCTTGCCGATGTTGGCCGGATCCGCTTGGAAGGCGGCCTTCAACTGCTCCCATGATCCGAAATTAAGCGACGTCGCCAGCGCCGGCCCGCGCTGCGGATCCATGATCATCTGGCCGATCGCGTTCATCCGGTCCTGGCCCTGCGTCTGGCTCGACATCGCCATCAGCTGCTGGCCGAGCCCCATCGCATTGGTCGGCGCCCCAGGAGAGAGCGCTTTGAACGACCGCTCGCGATTCTCGGGCCGACTGATCGCCGCGCCGGCGAGGGCGAGCGATTGCTGCAGCCCCGCCGCGGCTTCCTCGCGCCCGCTCATCGCCATCAGAAGAGCGCCGAGACTGTGCGGCGTCTTGAGGTTGTTCGGCTCCTGACCGGGCTTCATCATTCCAGAGACCTGCGCCATCGCCGCAGTCGGATCTTGCGGCGGCCCGGTGATCTGGCCCGAACCGACGCCCGGAGCCGTTCCCGGCGCGGGCGCGGGCAGAAGGTTTCCGTTGACGTCCAGGCCGACAGCGGTGCGATTGCGGAGCAGATTCTCGTCAGCCCAGTTTGCTACGTCCTGCCGCGGATTGTCCCCCCATATGCCGTTGAGGAGGAAGTTGCCCAGGTTTCCTGCGGGTTGAGGAGTGTTGGCGTCAGGCATCTCGGGTCGTCCTTCCGATCGTGTCCAAGAAGCTCTGCAGGGCCGAGGTTGGAGGGGCCTTCAGCTTGATCCGCGGCTTGGCTTTCTTCGCTTTCGGCTTGACCTTCGGCTTCGACGGCGGGGTCAAGAGCTTGATGCGCGGCTTCCCCGGCGGCGGCGCGAGCGCGGCGAGCGGTCCTGGCACGTTAGGCGAGGGCCCCTGCATCGGCATGCCGGTCGGAGTTCCGGGAGGTTGGGGAGCGCCAGCGAGGTTTGCGCCCTGGCCCTGAGCCAGCTGCATGCGCAGGAGGTCGTCGGGGTCTTCGTCGGTCTTCAGGGACAGGATATCAGCGGGGCTGGGCATCAGGAGCGCCCTTTCTTGGTTTTGGCTACCCTGGTAGCGGGCGGGTCAGACTTGGGCGTCCTGGCCGGGAGGGGGGTGGCGGGAAACGGCTTCCATTTGGCGAAGATCGGAGATTGCGTATCGTCTTCCCGCACTTTCCGGTCGGCAAGCCAGCCCGCCTGGCCGCGAAGGGCCGGATCGTCGCCGCGATAGAACTGCAGCGTGTCCTCTCGCTCCGCCTTCCCATTGTCGATCAGCCACCTCGCCGCCGACGGCTCCGGATCCTTCCAGACGCCAATCTCGGCGCCATGAAGAAAAACCCGCTGCCGAGACTCGCTCGAACGAAGATCAAGTTGGAGCTGAAGGCGGTGCTCCATCACACGTTCCCCGCCAAACCATTGAAGAACCCCTTGTTATTGTAGTTCCCCGCCCCCTGCGTGTTGCCGCCGCCCTGCTGCCAGTTGGCCAGGAACTGCTGCAAGACGTTCGACTGCTGCGACGGCGGCTGAGCTTGCGCCACGTTAGCGCCTGGCGTCACGACATAGTTGGGTTTCTGCAACGCGCTGATATAGGCCTGGGTCATGTTTGGAGGCGTCGGAGCCGTCGGAGGCGCGGGGCCAGTGGGCGCGGCGCCGCCGCCCTGCGCCTGCAGCTGCTGGATCTGCATGGCGTTATTGGTCATCATGTCGCGCTGGGCCGCGCTCAGCGGGCCGCTGTTGCCCGACCCGTAGCCGCCAGCGTTACCCTGCGGATACGCCTGGATGTTTTGGTCCTGCCCCTGAATGTAATTCATCAGGGCGGCGTTGGGATTATTAGCCATCGCCTGGCCTTCTGGCGAAGCCTGGTAGTTGGCCGTGAGCTCGCTGATCGCCGGCCCCCATTGCCCCAGGGCGTCTTGTTGCGCCTGCGGCAACCCGCTCGCCGCCGAGCTCCCGCCGGTGTTGTTGATCGTAGTGCCCGGCGTCGAGGAGCCGCCCCCGCCGGCGTTGTAGGCGGCGAGCGCCGCCTGATAGGCCGCCTGCTGCTGCTGATAGTTCGACTGCGCCGTGGCGTTGGCGTCGACGTAGCTCTGGATCGGCTGACCCATCGCATCGGTCGGAACCTGGTTGCCGTAGGTGCCGCTCGAATCGATGGTCGAGCCGTACCAGGGCATCCCAACGCCAGCCCACTGGGTGTAGGGGTTCTTCATCTGGCTCGGATCGAACTGCAGCGGATAAGGAAGATTAGCTGGCATAACCGGCTCCTGAGTATCCGTACTCGTCCAGCGTCAGCGGCCGGATCTGCCCCCGGAGGTCCGGAAGGCTGTTTATTGACACGCCGGGGGCCCACCCGCCGCCAGGTCCGAATCCCTGGCTCTGAGCCCCGTACCCGCCCTGAAGGCCGGCAGCGGCCATCTGTGGGGCCTGGGGAGGGGCCGCGTTGTAAGTCAAGGGACGCGAGAACGAATTCAGCGTTTGCCCGTAGGTCTGGGGGACGTTCGGCAGCATGGCGCCGCCCATCGGGCTCACATTGCGCGCCATCGGCGCCGGCATATCCGACAGCGCCGTCCGCTCGGGCCCCGCGGCCTCGACCTTAGCTTGGGTGTTCTTGGTGTTGTTGAGCACCGCCTCCGCGATCTGCGCCATCGGGGTCGTGGCGCCGGGCGTCGGCTTGCCCGTCGCCGGATCGATCGGCCCCTGGGTGAAGCGGCCGAATAGCGACTGGTTATCGGCGGCGGCCTGGTTTGCCGCGGCGGGCGTGCCTGGCACGGCGATGTCGTCCCTCGCGCCGCCGGCCGTGACGCCCGCTGGTCGAGAAGCCAGGCTCGGAGCCGAACCAAGCACTAGGTTGCCGCTGTCGTCCAAGGTCGCGACTTGCGAGCCGCCCTTAATCCGATCCGCCGAATTGTCGACCTTCGGCCGCTCAAATCCGCCCGTCCAAACCCGCGTCGATTCTTCCGGCGTCTTGGCGGCCTGCAGCGCGCTAAGCACGCCAGGCTGATAGGTCGCGTAGTTCTTGTTGGTGAGTTCGTTGTAGAGGTGGTCGGCCTGGACGTAAGGATCGCTCCAGGTCTTGTCCTGCGTCTGAGCCAGGTCTTCGAGCGCCTTTCGTCGTTCGCGGTTCCATTGTCCGTAACCGATCGAGCCGCCGGGATCGTTGGCGTTGTAGGAGCGAGGATCGAGCCCTTTGCCGCCCTCGCCGCCGAGCCCCCAGAGCACGCCGAGCGCCTGGTAGGGCTTGAGGAGCCCGTTGCTGGTCAGCCGATTGAAGACGATCTGGCGCGGATCGAGCGGCCCTTCGGACGCCGTCTTCCCGCCGCCGGCGTTCGATGCTTCAGGCCCGGTCTCAGCCAGCGCGCCAGGAGTCGGAGCCCCGCCGCCGATCGTGATCGTGGTGCCGGGGATCGCGAAACCGCCGCCGCCCGCCGGCGCGCTCGCGTTCATCGCATACGAACTAGGGACGTTCGGGACATCCTTCCACGGCGTCGCCGCTGGCTGAAGGGCTGCCTCCTTCTGCCAGTTCGCCAACTCGACGTGATTCGGGTCGCCCGAAATGGTGTTCAATCCCACTTGCGGAGCTAGGCGCTCGAGCTCGGATTGCGGAATCCCCGTCACGTCGCCGCCGAGGCCGTAATTATGCGCAGAATAACCGGGCGGCGCCGCCTTCCTCGGGCCGCCTGGCTTGCCCAGCTGGTTGTAAAGATCCTCTTGCGACTGGCCTTTCATCCCCGGCCAGGCATAAGCCGCGCGCGTGCCCGAGATGAGCTTAGGAGTGTACCCCTCCTTCTTGGCGAGCGCGATCAGCTGATCCAGCCGGCTGCCGAATTCAGGATCGAAGCCCGTGTAGACGACATTAGCCACTGAGCGCCCCTCGAATCTGAGGCGGCCTCATCCGACGGCGATGCTGGGTTTTCGAGCTTACCGGATGACCCGTCGCCATCGCGCCGATCGTGCCGGCCGGCGCCGGTCGAGCCAGCGCGCCGAGCACCGCCGGATGGACGTGGAGCACGCCAGTCGTCGGATGCTTGGCGACCGAGCCGGGGATTGTCTTCTGCAGATCCTGCGCCATTGGGCCGAGCGACTTCGGAGCGCCAGGAGGTTCGCCCTTCCAGTTGTAGGCGTAGATCGGCGTCTTGGTTGGCTTGTGCTCGCCGACCTTCTGTAGATTCTTCTTCAAGCGCCGGTCAGACGGTGGCTTGCCGGCGAACACCGAGCCCAGCGCGCCAATGCCCGCGGTCGCGAGCGAGCCCCAGTCGAACGGCGTCGTGGTCTGAGTCTGGCCGGTCCCAGTGGTCGAGGTGCCGTAGGGCGTCATGCCGAGCGCGCTCTGCAGGATGCCCATCTGCGTTTGCGGATAATTGACGGCCTGAGTGAACTTCTGCTGGTCGGCGTTGATCTGCGACTGCGCCTGACCCATTTGCTCGGCGCCGGCTTGATTTTGCATAGTGTAAGCGTTGTTGGCGGCCTGCGCCAAGTCGGTGCCGGTCGAAGCTAAGCCCGAACTCGCCAAGATGTCGGAGTTGATCTTCGCCTGCTGCGCCGCCTGGTTGTTCTGCTGCGAAGTCAGGTTGTTGCCGATATCGTACTCGGCTCCCTGCACCGCCTGGGTGTAATTGGCCTGATTCAATTGCGCTGCCATCTGGGCCATGCCCTGCGCCCCCTGAGCCTGGGTCACGCCTTGCTGAATCGCTTGGCGCGACCCGCCGAAAGCGTTAGCGGAATTCGCCGCGTTCTGCTGCGCATCCTGGTTTAACCCCAATTGTTGCTGGTAAATTGGCAAGGTCGTGTTGATCACGTCCTGAGTATACGGATTCATGTAAGCAGAAAGATTGGTCCCAGAGAGCGTCTGCGGCGTTACCGACATCGGCGTCTGGCCAAGCGCGCCTGCGTAGCCGGCCGTCGCAGCGTTGAACTGCGGGATGCCGGCGTTGGCTGACGTCGCCGCCGTGTTCCAAGCCTGCTGCATCTGCGGCGATACGTCGGGCACCATCTGGCCCTGGTATTGCTGCAGCGGCTGCATCGCGACGTTCTGAGCGAAAGCGTAGTTTTGTTGCGCCGCGTCATTGATCCACGGCGGCAGCTGTGTCGTCGATTGCTGCTGGGTGTCCTGGGTTGTGGTCGACCCGCCCATCTCACAATTCCTTTGTAAATAGGTAGTTTGACGCCTTGACCTTCCAGCCCAGCGCCGTTCCGAAAGGCTTCCACCCCCGGCGACCATAAGCTGAAACCAGGTCGATGTTCATCTCGCTGGCGAACTTCACTAGCTTTTCGTCCAAGGCCTGATGGTCGCTTAGATCGCCCACCAGCGCGATGACCTCGAGCACCCGACGCTGCGGGAAAACCGAGATCTGAGTGATCATCCAGGAATTGTTCTGGACGAATGATTGCATCCGCCCGTCCGCCAGACGCTCAAGGATATCGTGCAGCGTGAACAGATCGCCCTGGCGCTCGAGCGCGCGGGCGAGCTTGGCGTGATAGAGCGCCGCGGTCATGCGACGCTCCCCGCTCGTCCGACGCCAATCGCCGTCGGCGTTGTCACCACAGTCCCGTCAGTCTTGACCTGAAGCATGAATACCGCCGGCGTCGTTCCCGCTGGCGCGTCATTGGCCTGCAGCAGGATCCCCGGCAGCGCCGTGCCCGTCTTCATTTGAGCGGCGAAACCATGCCGACACCACAACGCGAAGGTACGCAGATAATTGGTCAGCGTCGAACTCACGTCCGGCATGTTTGGTAATTCAGGCGGCGGCTGGGGTGTGACCGGCGTCGGTTGGGGCATTAGCGATCTCCCCGCGGAACGCCGTCAAATAAATGCTGCCCCAAAGTGAAGTTCAGAACCGGCTGAGCGGCGACCTCGAGCCGCAAGCGAATATCACGCCCGGTGGTGCGGAAGTCGACGTAGCCGTCGCTGCGCACCTGGCGCGGCGTCGTCTGCAATTCGGGGGCGCCAGTCGAACGGGAATTACGATAGAACAGCGAGTACAGAAGATTCGTCGTGTCGCCATCAATGTCGGGAAGCATTTGCTTGATGGTGATCAGCTGCGCACCCGACGTCAGGTTCAAGTCGAATGTCTCGGCCCAGGGCAACTGCGCATTGCCATAATGATTGCCGAGTTCATGCTCGAACGCAGCCGTCCCGTCAGCCATGATCGTCTGCGCGGTGTACGAGGCCGTGATCCCAGCCGAGCGCGACATGTTGCCCTGGCCCCACCAGCCATCGCGATAGGAATAAATGATGCAACGCGTGTTGTAAGGCTGACCGAGTTGCGGGAAGAACCACCAGAATTCGTTGAATGGCGCAACGTGAACCGCGCACGCCACCTCGCGCACATTGACGAGATCGATGTCGTCGTCGACCCAAGGCCGCACCTTGCAAACGATCGGCAAAATCGAAGTGCCGTCGTAAGACCACATGCCCTGCTGCGACATCCACAGCGTCATTGATGACGTGGCAACCACGCTTTCGGGCGACCAAGGCGTGCAGTTCTCGGCAAGCTCGATGTAATTATAGACGTATGGGATGCCGATGAAAGTCGACAAGTAAGCTTTGTGCGCCGTCCAGAAGAGAGTGCCGTTGCGCATCGCCGCCGCAGCGACGATCGGACTCGCCGGCTCGATATCGAGAAAGCCCGCCTGCGATGTCACGTCGCTGAAATTCCAGCGATGATAATTCTCCTGGTCGCACCAACCGAAGCGCCGCATCGAACCTTCATCGGCCGACCCGTCGTTAACCATGCCGAAAATCTGAACGAAGCGCTCCTGAGTGACAACGAACAAGCGCCCATGCGGGGCGACGCCGGTGCCGGTGTCGTCGCTGGTGACTTCGGTCATCGCCGCCGGCGCGACGCCAGTCCCGCCGCCGCTCGGATCCCACTCGAGAAGCCGACCATCGGGCGACGTCATCGCGAGCAAAATCTGGCCGAAGTTGCTTAGGCTCCAGGCATTCGGCAGAACGTCGATCGGAATTAGGCTCGAGGGCCGCTCGGTCGAATATGTCCCGTCGGAATAAAGGCCATCGCTGTAGCCGCCAGTCCCAGGTCCGATCGGCGCGACCATGCCGTCGACTGGAGTGATGTCGGTGAGCACGCCGCCAGTGTCGACGTAGATGTTGGTTTCGCAGAGATAGGCAATGTAGTGGATGCCATCGAGTCCATACCAGCTGTGGATGGCGCGGCAGCGCGAGGCGAAGGGTGGATAGGCATACTGCGATTGACCGCCGACCGGGGCGAGTTGGCCCTCGATCCATCTCACTAAGTTGACTTCCGCCCACGCGCTCGAAAGCATTTTCTTAGTCGCCGTGGCGACGACGCCGGGAGGAATTTCGAGTGGGCGGAACTGGGTACTCATTGATATTTGATGATAAAATTTAACCGGACGTAGGGCGGCATATTGTTGTGTGCGCCGCCGCCGCCGGTGTTGGCGTTCGCGACGGTAAGGCCTGTTGGCGCGGCGTTAGTGTTTCCTCCATATGTGAAAACATTACTCGCGCCCGTACCTTCTGGATAAACAGCGCCAAACTGAAACACATTGGGAATGCCATGAACGTGACCCGGATCGGTCACGGTAGGCGTATGCGTGTGCGACGGCATCTCAGCGGCGGTTAAAAGATGCGTCGCCTCTCCGCCCGTTTGGCCGATATGAGTGGTTACATGATCATTGCCGAGCGGGAAGGCGATGGTCAAATCGGGCACGGCATTCGATGTGCCGGGAACACCGCCGAAAGCGTTGTTCAGAATGGGCGCAAGCAAGGGAATATCGGTGTTGTTGTAAACCGTGCCGTCACAAAGCAGCCAGTTCGCCGGTACGAGTAAATGGCCTCCACCGAACATCTTGATTTCGCCAATGACGATATTCGGGGCCAAAGCTGAAACCGCAGCCGAAGCAGCGTTCGCCGTGGTTGTCGTCGTGAACAGCTGCGCGTCGATCAGGTCGAGATCGGCGTTGAGCTTCACGCCCCACGTCGTCGGCGAGCCGCTGATCTCGGGCTTAACCCAATGATAATTCGGGGTGATTGTATCCGCGCACATCAGTGGTATGTCCAGCTTGTGCCGTCGCAGAAAACAGGCCGCGTCGACGACCCGGCCGCACTCACCGCCGTGCCGTAGCCAGCCGTCCCAACCGCTACACCATTGTTGACGACGCCGAACCCAACTGTAGTTGCCCGGCAGGCTACCAAGTCAGAAATGTCCGTCACAGCTGCAACCGGGAAACTCGTTCCCGCCGGATCGTTGGCGACCGGCGCTACGGGACGCCATTGTAGGAACTGAATTGGGGTTCCGCTGGCGCTATTGTAGGTCGAGGCGGCGTTGAGCGTGAGTGTCGTCCCAACGCAAGAGGCAAGCGTGCCTAGAACCTGATCCAAAAGGATGGGCGGCGCATTGATATTCGAGATTGCTGCAATGTTCGTCCCGGCAGGTAGCGCAGGCGACGGGCAAGCGGCGACAGCGACCGAGGTCGTCGTTCCGGCCGTCACGGCGGCGGCAAGCGTCGTCGCAAACGCTTGCGTATTCATCCAGCCCAAATTCTTATTGAGGTCTGGACGGGTGTTCAAACGGACATCACCAAATAGGCGCGGCAGGCCAGAGGGCGCGCTGCCATGGTCAAGCAATCGCTCCTGGCCGACGTAATCGCCGGAATTGCCTATCTCTAGGCCTTGGGGGAAGGAGACGCCTGCGGTATTGAACGCTGGGAAATAGCCGAGATAGTTGTCGCTAAACTGGCGCATCGACACATCACCCTCGCCTGCCAACGCCCAACTAAAGGCGCTGATTGTGGGCTCCCAACCCAGGCCCATCGTACTAAGCGTACCGCAACCAGCGTAAGAAACCCCGAATATGAACCACACACCAGTGGGCGTCAGCGCCGCGCAGTTCTGCCCAGTAGCCCCCCCCTTGAAGCTCCAACCCCCCACCATTTCTCCCGGCCCTATGGTCGGCGTCCCCGTTGGGAGTGGCCCAGCCTGAAGTCCGACATTTAGCCACGGACTGCCGGGAGTAGGGGGGAAAAACCCTGACGGATTGGCGCAGCCGTTGCTACCGGTGCCGCCCGCAATATACCCGCCGAGCATTACCGAGTAATTCTGGTTGCCGCAGTTGCCCATGATCGAGTAGTACGCCGATCCGCTCTCGCCACTGTTAGAGTTGAAATTGACGTCAACCTCGCCCAGCGTCGCGCCGTTAATGAAGTCGGTCATAAAATTGCGAGCGCCCTTCTCGTTGATCGACGACGACGCGCTGGTGTTGTTGCCCGCCGTCCAGCGACCAATCAGATCGAGTTGATAATAATTCTCTTTGTCATAGCTGCCGGTGCAGTTGAGCCCAGCTCCCGAATTGCAAGCCATCTGCAATCCGACGGGAAACTGGGTGAAGACGTTGTTGCTGGAGTTCGAAACAATGTCCCGCTTCAGGGCTGCGGGCATGACCCACATCTGGCCTGGCGAGCCAGAACCATGCGTCATCGAGGCATTCTGACCGGCGTTCAAGAACCCCGTCGCCATCCCCACTGTCTGCGCGCCCAGCGTCCCGCTCACGCCGAGAACCATCGTCCCAAACGGGAAAGCGTCGGACCAGATCGCCTCACCCGGCACTAGCAGGCGCGGACCACCCGTCACCAAGACGCTGTTGCTTCCGGCGGTCGTCTGCACAGTGAATTTGAGCGCCGCCGGAAGCTGGTGGATGATCAGACTTTGGGTGGAATTGAGAGCGGCGTTGGTCGTGAACCCGGACGCCAGGGTCAAGGTCGAGCCAGACACTCCACTGACGTAAGCGCCCGGAGGAACCGCAAGCAGCGCCGCCTCTGCCGAGAACCCGGTCAGCCCCGGTACAGCAATAATCCCGTCGCCGACATGCCATGTCGAAACCGGAATGGTCCCGCCGAAATCGCTGCGCATTGCGACGCTGGTGATTGTCGAGGAACTCGGCGTCGTCGATGCGGTCCCCATGCCCATTGAAATAATGGTGCAGCCATCGACTGCCCCTTGCCCGTATTGTCCATCAGAAGTGTGCGCGCCGTCTTCCTGGACGACGCCCTGCACGCCTGCGGCGAATACCAGTTCGACGGCATTAGCGCCCTGACGCCCTGAACCGCAGCGATAACGCGCATTGCGGCTGATGACGAACGAATTGGAGAAGTAATACGGTACGTAGTCTTTGTTTATCGCGCCGGGGAACACGACTTCAGGACCGCCGCCGTTTTGGCTGACCGGGCCGAGAGTATTCATCAACGTCGAAAGAAGGGGCGAATTGTCCGCGCCGCCGATCTGCATGCCGACTTGCCTCACGTCGATGCCGCCAGAGGTTTGCAAGAGATAACGGCCTGCCACAGATGGGGCTTGGCCAATGGGCAGGACACAATTGATGCCGTCCGCTGTGACGGGAGCGCCCGAAGTGCCGCCGCAATATGAGGTCAAGTTCCACTGATAAGTGGCCCCGCCGCCGTCGCCGGGAGCATAGAAGCCCTGCTGAATGACGGTCCATGCCTCAGTCGGCGTCGTAACGTTCGCCACCAAACCAGAGTGGTTGGTGTAGATCGTAAGTTGATTGGCCGGGTGCGCGCCGCCCGTGACACTGTTGCAGGCCGCCCCTGCGCTGGTCAGGCCCGGCCCCCACTTCACACAATCGTTGGGAGCTATCGCACCGTTCGTGGCCGGAACGTAAATGTGGGTCGACGGATCGACCGAGCCGAACGGCGTCCAAGCGTTGTCCTGGCCCTTCAGCTTGAAGACGTCGGGCCTTCCCTTGGAGATGCCGACGTCGGCGGGTGACGGCGCGGTTTGGGCGTAGGCGCAGCTCGTCGCCAATCCCAGGACAAGGCCGAGTAGGACTTTTCGCATCATACCGGCCCCACGTAGAAGTAGATCGCCACGACATCGTCGCCGGGCGAAACCGAGTATTCCGTACTGAGCCAGTTGATGACGTTGCCCGAAACCGAGAAGTCGGGAGGTGACGCCGTATTCAAGAACCCGCGCCCATTGACCATGAGCGTGATGGGCGAGGTCGGGCTAGGCCACGGCGTCTGCGACAGCGGCGCGAGCGCATTCACGTTGGTCACTGAGACAGGCTCAGAAAAAGGCAACAAGGTATCTCCTCCTGGCCCCCCAGCCGAGCACCCATCGACGGGTATCCATAGATTAAAAACGACAAGACCGCTCATGGCCCATCCCATGCGGTGAACCCCGCTGGCGCGGCGTAGGTCTGCGAGGCGGCGGTGGCTTTCAGCGTCGTAACATCGCCCACATCGCCAATTGAAACAGCCGGAAACAAAGCGCCCACCGTTGCCGGAACAAACGAAATGATCGGGAGCGTTCCTGCCGCCGGATCGCTGCCATTGATCCAAACGCCGTTAGCAGCCGCCCATATTTTTCCCGCCGTGAAATCAATCGCAAATCCCCAGGTGTAGCCACTGGCCGGGAATAACACCGTCGTATAATTGGATGTAAACCCAGTAGAAATAACATTTGTACCATACCATACTGAGGCGGCATAAGGAGTGGTAAAACCAACCGCCGTATTTGCAAACCCCAGTTGAGCGTTCGTCCCTGATACATTGAACAAATATTCTACATAATACTTACCGCTATTATGGCTAATCGTTCCCCGAACCATTTTATAAGTGCTATTAGCCGTAATCGTCAGCCCACCATTGGAAATTGTGTAATTCCCAGCCGCCGCATCGGTCGCATTCCACGCCGAAACCCCGCCGCCAATGCCGACGAGACAAAGATACCCCTGCGTATCCATCGTCAGATTCGTCAACGGCCCGGTCGCCAGCGCTTGGCCGCCGCACGAAGCGACGACCGTCGCTGTTGACAGACCCTGCCCCTGCTGCGCCTGCGCGGGCAGGGCAACCAACAAAAGTAGGATGGCGAGCCAAACCCTCATTTCTTGGGCTCTGGGAGGGCCGTAGGCGGCTTTGGCGGCTCCGGTGGAGTCCTGGGCTGCAAAACGCCAGGCGGGGCTTCTAGGGCGGCCGGCAGAGCTTCTCCCACGCCCCCTATCCTGGTCGCCGCCGTCGTCACGCACAGATAACCCGACGTATTCATGGTCAATTGATGCAATTGTCCAATCGCGGCGGTGTAATTGACCGAGCCGCAGGGGCTGACGACGATCGCTTGGCCGTGCACGGATGTAACAAACAGGGCCGCCGAAACGAATAAGAGCCATCTCATCAGCCGAAACTCCTTCTCATCGTCCGCGTCAGCCGCGAGCCACTCGCCTTGGCGTAGGCCCACTCGGCGTTGAGCTTCGCTATTCCATCCTCGACCAGTTGCTTCGCCATCGCCGCGGACTGCTCCTCGCCAACCGCGTGCATGTACGCGTGCATCATCGCCGCCGAGAGATAGAGGCTCGGGTACTTGGTGTAGATCCAAGATGGATTCGTATCGGAGAAAACCGGAACCTCGCCGTAGTATGAGATCCTAACTGTCTGGCCGTTGACAGCGTCCGGCGGGCCGCCGAAGAAAGCCTCACGGCCCTCGATGGTGTAAAAGCCGTTCGACCATTTATCCGGCAGTTTGAAAAACTCGTCGCGCGGCCGGTAATGGATCGGATAAAGGCCGCCCGGCACACCGGTGTTGGCGATTTGAACCAAGCTCATCTCGAGCCAGTCGTCGGGTAGCGCAATGCAGCGCCCGTTGATCAGCGCCTCTTGAGTCTCGATCATCCGGCCGACGCGGAGCTCCTGGTTCAGCTTCTGCTCCGCCATCCGAACGAAAGACGTAACGAGATTATCGCTCCAGTCCTCGCGATTCTGCCACTCCGCAATCTGAGCTTTGAAGTCCGAGAAGTCGGTCATACCCGCCCCACGACTGCGAGGATGACGATGATGATCAGAATAATGCCTATGATCCCAATGCCGCCGTGGCTGTAGCCGTAGCCATAAGGCCAGGGCGATCCGGGATAGATCGCTGGCCCGATGCCGCCAAGCAGGATCAGAATCAGGATGACGACCAGGACCAGACCAAGCGTGCTCATGCGACCCCCAACGGAGTCAGCCCGACGTGTCCAACTACGCCAGCACACTCAGCCAGCCGCCACAGGAATAGCAAGATCAGGATCGCGACCACGCCGCCGATGACGATCTGAATGATGTTCCAGTAAGGCGCGCTGGTAATGTTCTCAAACCAGCCGCCGAGCAGGACGCGAAGCAGCGCAAGAACCACCAGGACAACGATGACGAAGATCGCTACCTGAAAGATAGTGCCGATCCCGAATCCGCACATGTCATGGCGCCTTTCCGCAATCGATCAGCATCCGCGTCAGCGTCTGCCGTTCATCTCGCTGCACATTAGCGACCCACAGCAGCGCAAAAATCATCCCGGCGTTGAGAACCACGACGACGAGCAACAAAGGGGAGGACTTGAGCGCGCCTATCGTCTCAACGCCGAGCTGAGTCATCACAAACTCCCCGGTGGAGCGTAGTTAAGCGTCGTGCCGATCGCTTGCGGCCCTCGCTGGCTTCCGTCGGGCAACTCTGGGCCCTGCCAGCCAGGCGGATAGGCTCGAAACATCCGATCCTGCCACGCCTTCACGTTCGCCATGACGCTCGGATCGAGCGAAGAATTCGGATCCTGCAGCGGCGCCGTCGACAAAGTCTGCGGCATATTGGCGTTCGCCCACTTACGCGCCTCCTGCTCAGCATCAAACTGTCTACTGAATGAGCCTGGATCAAACTTGTTGTAATTGTTGGTGGAATTCCAATTCAGATCGTGAGGCCTTGACGGCAGATAACCAAGGTCGGGGGTTGAACGCCGATCTTCGATGTTCGTAGACGCGGGCATGCCTTGGTAGCCCGCCCCAAAGGTCGCCCCTCGCGACGTCGGACGCGCCGGCGCCGGCGTCGGACCTCCGAACAACCAATCGAGGGGACCGGCCATCAGGGTATCCTTACCCCGTTAGATGCCGGCGCGGTCGTTGACCCCTGGCCGTTCGTCGCCACGACCACACAAGAGATGGTGTGGCCAGAATCCGACGCAGTCACGATCGTGTAGGTCGCCGTGCTCGTCGCGGATCCGAAGTTCGTCCCGTCGCGCAGGAACTGGTAGGTGTAGCCGCTCGGCGTGCCGACCCAGTTGCCGCTGGTGCAAGTAAGCACCGAACCGTTGCCATAAGGCGGGACGCCGTAGAGGAAGGGAACATCGACCACGCCCGGCTTAGCCAGAGCCCCGGTGACGCCGTCGATCGCCTGGGCCATCGTGGCGTTGCTGAGATTTCCGGCCTTGCCCTTGTTGACATGATAGAGAATTAGATCGGTGAAGTCAGTGTTCACGACATCGCCAAACCGCAGCGCGGCCGAAGCCGGATTCTCGATCGTCTCGTCGTGCGTTGTCGTATCGCTCGCCAACGCCGTCGCGATGGCGTTGAGCTCGGCGTTGACCGCCGCCGGGGGAGTCGGATTGGCGACCGTGGAATACCAACGGAACTTCAACACCTGGAGAGCGACCTCCTGCTGGAATTGGCTGTAGTTCACACTCATCAGACTCTCCCTCGCCACACGCGCCACGGCGCCCCTTCGTCGGAATTGAGCCAGCGCGTCCAGTCGTCCTCGTCCCATTGCTGGTGGATCGCGCGCTCGTAAATCGATACCGGAATACGAGCGGCGAGCTTGTTGACGCC